CAAGGTAAAGACCCAAAGACTGCTGAAAACAATATCAAAGAAGCACTTGACAAGAACCCAGATTTAGATTACAATGACCTTAAACTCAAAGCAGAAAAAGATGTAGGTTTATATATCACTTGGGTTACGAAGAATAAAATAAAGAATGTAGAGTACCCTAGAGAATGGTGTGCTGGTGCAACTGCAATGCACCTTGCGTGTCAAGAGGGTGCAACAAAAGTTTATATGTTAGGATTTGATTTATCCAGTTATGACAGTCCACTAAATAACATATATAAAGGTAGTTTGAATTATCTACCTGATTATGCAAAAGGGTTTAACCCAGTAAACTGGAATTTGCAACTAGGAGCTGTCTTCGGAGAGTTTAAAGATGTAGAATTTATCTGGGTAAATCCTATACACACATCATTAGATGGTGTAAAAGAAAAATTTCGTAATGTAAATTTTTTAACATACGAAGAATTATACGATAACATACGATAACATAAGGAGAATATAATGTCGTTAGATAAGTTAAAATCAACTAATACTCTTGACAAGCTAATCAACGCAGTCAAGGAAGATAACAAAGACCCTTCAGAAAAAAAATCCTATGTAGATGAAAGACTATGGAAACCTGAACTAGATACATCTGGTAATGGTTACGCAGTTATTCGTTTTCTACCAGCGATTGAAGGTGAAGACTTGCCTTGGGCAAAACTCTTCAGTCATGCCTTTCAAGGCCCTACTGGTCAGTGGTATATTGAAAACTCAAGAACCACACTTGGTAGAGGTGATATAGGTAAAGACCCAGCATCAGAATACAACAGTTCTTTGTGGAACTCTGGTGTAGAAACTGACAAAGAGATTGCAAGAAAACAAAAGAGAAAGTTATCTTACTACTCAAACATCTATGTGATTACAGACAGTAAGAACAAAGACAATGAGGGTAAAGTTTTCTTGTTTAGATATGGTAAGAAGATATTCGACAAACTGATGGCTGCAATGCAACCTGAGTTTGAAGATGAAACACCTATCAATCCTTTTGACTTCTGGAAGGGTGCAAACTTTAAGTTGAAGATTAGAAAAGTAGATGGTTTCTGGAACTATGATAAGTCAGAGTTTGAAGCTCCATCTGCAATTCTAGATGACGATAGTGCGATTGAAAGAATTTGGAAAGAACAGTATTCACTGGCAGATTTCACTGCACCAAGTAATTTCAAATCATATGATGAACTCAAGACTAGGTTAGATGCAGTTCTATCTGGTAAACAAGTGGTAAGTAATCAAACTGTTGAGGACGAACCTATTGCATCACCAAAGGTAGATACAAAACCTGTCGAGAGTAAGCAAGGTGAAGATGAAGATACTATGGATTATTTTAATAAACTTGCGAATGCTTAGAAGTCTGCTGTAGCAGAAACAAGCATACCATCTCTAGGAGTAATAGTTTCATTATTAACTTGTGTATTGGAACTATTACTTCTAACACTGGAATCATTATTAATAATTGTAGGAGCAGCAGTATAACTAGATTGACTAGCACTAACTGCTTTGTTATAGGCTGAATCTTGCATTTCTTCTTGTCTTGCAGCTGCTAGTTCTAAAGCTTCTGATTCTTCTGCAATCTTTATTTGTGTTCTTCCTCTACCTCTACCTCTACCTTTTATTCTCTTCTCAATAGCTTCATTAGCAGCTTTAGCACCAACAATCTCATCTCTCTTTGCTCTAGTTTCCATTTTCTTTAAATCTGCATCAGCTTGGTCATACTCATCTTCGACTGCAATATTAACGCCTGGA